GACAAACCTAAATTTTCTCTTGCCATTTTAAATCTACTACCAAAACTCATAAAAATCATATCCTTTCGTTTACAAATGCATTATATAAGAAAAATTCCTAAATGTCAATATAAATTTTGGATTTTCGTAAAAAAAATCTAAAAAAAATAGAAAAAAAGGATTGACATTCTAATTAAATTGTGGTATACTCTAAATAAATTAGAGAGAGGAGGTAATCATATGAATTGGTTAAGCAAAAGAATAAAGGGAATAATCGCAGAAAAGGAAATAAAAAAACAGACTGTTGCCAAAAAATTAGGATTATCACCGTCAAAATTTTCTGACCTATTAAATGGACGACGCATAATTCGAGGCAGTGACATAATTGCCATTTGCCATGCACTGGACATTTCACCCAATGAATTATTTGAATATAAAAAGGGAGCGTGATACACGGTGCGCATAATGTTTAACAGGAAAATCGTCCCGCTGTGTTGCTGTCACTGCCTGGGTTGATATGTGACATCCCCCCGACAGCCCCATAGCGTTACGCTTGTTTGTTTACTCTCTACTTTGCAGGTTTGCCCATTCCATATGTACGACGACAATTGCGGAATGTTCAAGACCATATAGGCAGTAATATTTCTTAAAGCGTTATCACTTAAGCAGGTCAAGACTGCTGTAAACACCTTTAGCTGATAACCTTGCGAGAGAGAACAGGCAATTCAAAACCTGCTTCAAAAGAAACAGCCCCTTCCTTGCCGTATAAGGCTATAAGCATTATAACACCAAAATATCAAATAATCAAGAAAAAAATCCTAAAATATCAATAATTCAACGATGAATAGAATGGCTGTTCAACAAAACGGCATAACCTGCAAAGCACAGAATAGGAGGTGAGAAAAGATGAATATAGTTGAAGCACTAAAAAAAATATCAAATAAAGAATATTGTGCAAAAAACGAGTCATTAGGATTATGTTTAACGGTCTGCCAAGATGAGATTTATTCCTTATTATCCGGCGGCGGATGCGGCAAGGGCATAAAAATGAGCTACAACATTGTAATGTCACAGGATTGGACAATTTCAAAAATGAACGACATAGAAAAGAAAAGATTAAACGACGGCATAGAATTTTTCAAAAAACATACCGATACGTGCGGGGCATCGGCATGTTAGGATTTATTCTTCTACATACAAAGCACAGAATAGGAGGTGAGAAAAGATGAATATTTATAAAGCAGTACCAACGGAAGATGCAACGAAAAAAACAGATGACGGAGCGATAACAATCCAAGAGGCGGCGCAGGAAATAGCTTCAAAGGCAACAAGTGCGTTGAATGATATAGGACGAAGCGGTGACAGAGAGAAGTACCTACGGTACGCACCGCAGGTACTTGAAATGCTTGCTGTTTTCCAACAGAAAATACTTTAATTATATGCCTAAAAGAAAAAACAAGGAGGTGAGAAAATGACAGATGAGCAAATTAAAAAAATTTCAGAAATGCTTTCTGGTTTAAAACGTTATGAATGGTCGAGGTTAAAAATTGCGGTTGAGCGTATGTACGATTCGGCATCTTGCAAATTGTCACTGGGAGATGCCGAATCTATACAGAGAAATATTAAATTAGAAATGCAGGGCATCAATAATCTATAAATTGTATCATAGACGGATGTATGCAATAATCATGACCGTGGTATTGAACATGAATGTAACCATATTTAAAACATTCAGCAACAGTAGAATTTTCAAGGAAAGACAAGGTTTCCTTAAAATACAATATTGGGTTTTTTCCGTCAGCTACTGTACCATCTTCGGTTATGTCTACCCAATTTCCAATTAAATTAGCATAAATTCTCATATATAATCACCTCGCTTTCTGCAGTTGATTATACCACATGGGGAAGAAAAAGGCAAACATACGGATAGAGAGGAGGCGAGGAATATGGATATTACAAAGGTAACGGATGAGCTTGCAGATAATTTAATGAAAGTCGTTAAAAGGCTATCCAATAAAGAAGATGCAACAGCCGAAGAGATTGAGGCTCTGTCAGCTGTTGCAAATGTACTCACGACATGGCTACTTAGATGAATTCGCTTTGCGTTTTACAGCGGTATCATTATACTGCTTCCGAATATCTGCCAGTACTTCGTTGTATTTATCTACAAATTCCATAGGAGACAAATCGGAAGTATCAAGCTTTTCAAGATATAGCATTGCCAATGCCTCGAAAGGATATTGCGGAAAAGAACATCTGCTATCCATGGTATAATCACCTCGCTTTCTACAGTGATTATACCACATGGGGAAGAAAAAGGCAAATATACGGATAGAGAGGAGGACAAAAATGACATATATATTAAGAAAAAGACGCACAAAGCCGATGTTAAAAGGAAAACGGCTTTGCACGTCGGGAGCAATTATGTCAGACGAAACACTCAGCACTTTGACAAAGAACATAAGAGAGAGGCGAGAAATTTGGACGTTAAAGATTTCTTTTCAAAACTAAAACAGCACTGCACCGATAAACACGAAAAAAATGGCAAATGCAATTGTGAACGGTGCCGTTATCGCAAGTTTTGCTATACACCGCCGATTAATATGGCGGAAAGTCTAATCGCTCAAACTCTGCAGAACTTGAAAAACACAACCGGGAGGAATGAAAATGGAAAGCAAAATTACGAACATAACCATAGAATTGACTGACGGAAAGGAGCATTAAAATGAAAGTAAAACAAATTGCCGACATGGATACGGCACTATATATATACTATCGCTATTCCGAAATAGGCAACAAGCAAATCCGTGAATTATTCGGCGGATTAGGCAGTGCGGCACTGGCGAGATATAAAAAAGCCGTGCAAGAGGCGGCGGCAGAGCAAAACATACAAACCGCACAGCTAAACACAGTCAACACAACATTGGCGTACAAAGTATGGGGCATAGATGTCAACGAAATCGAAAAGCGCCGAGAAAAATTAAAAAAATTAGGCTTGGCGGCATCGTGACGGAAAGGGTGCAAAAATGAAGTCAAAAAGTGAAAACTGTGCGTGGTACGGCGGAGACGGGAAATGCAAGTGTGAATTTCTGTGCCAGACATTACACCGTAATCCGAAATGCAAGGAAATCTTACGGTGCAAAAAGTACGTCAATCGCAATTATTACGCAAAAGAACATAACAAAAATGCACATGATCGTCCGTTCACACGTGACACGGAAATGCTGGTCCGAAAGTGGTATAAGGAGGGCAACAGCATTCTGCAGCTTGCAGTTTTAACTGATCGCACTACAACGGTGATAGAAGGGATTTTAAACAATGGAAAATGTTAGAAGTGTAATCGAGGCGGCGCTTGAGGGATTAAAAGCTATAAACATGCGTATTTGCAAGACATTCAAGCACGGAATAAGTGATGAATTCATTGCGGAAAACAATCGACAGCTTGACGCTTTGCGGCTGGCGAAAGAGGCGGTTAAATGGTTAATTCCAATGGCGTTAAAATCGGGAAAATGCCCGGAATGCCGGCGGAGTTTAGAAAAAATCTATTCGGCGGCGGAAGACAAGGTATATTGCTGTCCGTACTGCGGACAGGCATTAGAAATTGAAATTGAGGAGGAATACAGATGAAAGAACCTACAGTAACGTGTGTTTCGGCAGTACACGACAAGGGCAAGGAATTTATGCGGAAATACCTTGAAATGACAAGCGATTTCGGGCATAATTCAAGACAAAATATCACGGTGCGCGGCTGCTTCGGAAACATCGAACGCAAGACATTTGATAAGTTATGCAAAGGAGGGCGGAGCAATGGATAAAATCATACCGTATTTAGCGGCAATAGCAGCTTCAATGCGCCTGGCGGAACTCGGAGCAAATGCTATCAGCATACTGGCGGTCAGCGTTACAATCGGCTTATGCGCAGAATACACGCTAAAGAATTTTTCAAGGAAAGAGAGGCGGCGAAACAGATGACAGAAGAAGAAAAAAGTCAGCATATGGCAGAGGCGGTGCGGAAACTGCGTGATGCGGTTGAAGTACTGGAACAACTACATAAAAGCATAGGTGAGGTAAGTGCGGCATTTGCCGAGAGTGTGCGGCACATAGAACAGATTAAAAACCACATAACACCTGCCAAGCCGGAAGAAACAGACGGGTTATATATCTGCCCGTGCTGCGGAATACCATTCGGCGAAATCAAGGACATAAACGAAATGATAAATTTCAATTTATGGTATACACACTGCTGCAGGTTTTGCGGACAGGCACTGAAATGGGAATAAAAAAAGGACGTCATAGATGACGCCCCGTCGGTACAATACCAACCTTACACTGGTATTGTACCACAAAATTTTTGAAAAGTCAAGTGGAGGTACAAAATGAATTACGAATTAAATATTAAAATCGAAGAACAGCAGAAAAAATATGCGGCAGTTTCAGCCGTTTATGCAGTCGGCGAGCAGTTGAAAGAAATCTGCGAAAAATACAGCGGTGCGGCGGAACTGGTCCTGCACGATTTGGACAATGAGGAAATGTCAATTGCAAAATGCGAAGCAAAAATAAAAGAATGCGCCGATGCATTGCACAAAGAAAACAAAGGTACATCAGTTTGCGTTCCGTATAAAAAGGCGGAAGAAATAATCTGCAAGTTTTACGGGATAAACCGTGAGAACTCGGCGGCAGGCGTGGTAAGCCTTACCGACCTGCTGTAAGGGGGCATCGGAATGGAAGAAATAGATTACACAAAAGACATACCAAACAAACCCCCGGAGGGCGTGGTAAAATGGCTGCGTGAAAAGGGATATTTTGAACAGCAATACATATTATATCGTGCCGACTGGGAATATGATCCGTTGAGCGAACGGAAAGTGCGAGTGGTGCGTTGCCATTGCTCTGAATGCGAGCGGGAATATACACAGCCGTATATGCCGGTCGACGTATGCTGTTCACGGGCATATGCGCCGGTACGTTTCGGATTTCTGAATGAAACCTATACAACGAATATATTCACAGGTGACAAAACACAATGCCCGATATGCGGCGCTAAAGCCGAAGCAATTCACATTGGACAATTTCGGAACAATTTTATCATCAAATCAGTGTATCCGCTGACGGTACATAACATTAACGGGCATGCGGTGCTATTGCAGTGGCGGGTTGAATACAAACTGAACAAGCAGGGAAACACATTCATTACAACATCACCCCAGGACGGCGGTATTATTTTAGATAAAAAAATAATCCGCATATGCGGATACATGAACTGGGGTTTGGGCGCTGTTTCGTATTATGACGAATGGCAACAGCGTAAACGATTTTCGGATTGTATCGGCGAAATACATACAGATTTTATATATCCGTTCCCGACGGACATATTCAATGGGACGAATATGGAAAACAGCAAATTTGCGGAATACATCAATGCCTTACGGGGCAACGTAACATTTCCGCTGTCATACCTGTATTTGTATTTACGGCATAAAAACGTTGAAAATCTTATCACGTCGGGAATGGCGAAACTGGTTAATCGTGCAATGGATTCGGCACGTTGTTACGGCGGTTCACCACGCATCAACGATATTGAAATATTCGATTGGAAACAGTGTAAACCTAATTTAATGCTCGGGCTGACAAAGGAAGAATTTAGGTTTGCAAAAAAGAAAAAATGGGGCAAAGATGAAATTGCATTTTTTCAAAAGGCAAAAGAACACGGCGTAAAGCCGGAGGATGTGGCGGCGTGTGATAAGAGAGGATTTTTCGCCATCGAACATCTGATCGACAGAAAAGCGCCTATCATGAAAACGATAAATTATCTAAATAAACAATGCAAAAAATTCCATACCACATTGCCGACGATTTATTATATTTGCGACTACTGGGATATGGCAAAGAAGAACGGCAAGGATATGACGGACGAAAGTGTGTTGTATCCGCACAATTTAGTAAACAGACACGATGTGGAAAATCTGCTGTATAAAAAAGAAAAAACTAAGACGGCAAATGCGAAATTTAAAAAGCGCCTGGCAGAACTGAACAAATATTGTTTTGCCTACAACGGATTATCCATTCACCCGGCGCACAGTGCTGATGAAATGATAACCGAAGGCGCCAAGCTGCAACACTGCGTAGGCACATATGTTAATAAACATGCAAACGGAGAAACAACGTTATTTTTTATACGGCATACGGACCACCCTCGGACACCGTATTTCACGTTGGAATTTGATATAAAAACGGGCAAAGTCCTGCAGAATAGGGGTTTAAAAAACTGCGCACGTACCCCGGAAGTAAAAGAATTTGAAGAAAAGTGGCTGGAGTTTGTAGATACGATAAATAAAAAGAAAAAGAGAAAGGCGGCGTAAGCTATGGCAAATGAAATTATTGAGGCGGAATACAGAGAGGTTGACACCGGCGGCGGTTGTGAACTAAATCGAATTACAACGGAAATACGATACATCACCGAACAACTGAACAGGACGTTATTGGCAGGGATAATCGAAATAGGGAAAAGGTTTGATCGTATAAAAGCAATCGTCCCACACGGTAAGTGGGGTGAGTATGTCGAGGAGGCGACAAAGTACAGCCAGTCAATGGCTGAAAACTACATAAAAATTTATAAGGAATACGGCTCGGAACAACAGAGTTTATTTGGGGATTTGTCAAATTCGCAATCGCTTGGGAATTTAGGCGTGACAAAGCTGCTTGAGCTTACAGCTCTGCCGGCGGACGAGAGAGAAAAATTTGTAGAGGAACATAATGTCACCGAAGATACAACAGTTAAGGAATTGCAGGAGCTAATAAAAAAACAAACTGCGGCGGCGGAGGACGCAAAGATGCAGTTCCGCATTAAAGAACAGGAATTAAACACAGCTATTCGGCGGAATAATGATGTCATCACCGAAAAGCAAGCCGAGATTGACCGTTTGACCGAAGAGCTGGCGAAAAAAGAAACCGTCAAGGATACGGCGCCGGCGGATGAAATGGAAAAGATGATCCGAGATGCGGAAGAAAAGGCGGCAAAGAAAGCAAAAGCCGCTGTTTCAAAACTGGAAAAAGAAAAGGAAAGCCTTACGGCAGAACAGGACAAGCTGAAAAAACGGCTTGAAAAATTGAAACGTGAAATAACGGAAAAGGATACTGCGGTGGCGGCGGCCCAAAAGGCGGCGGAAGAAAAAGAAGCCGAAAAGGCGGAACTGGAAAAGGTGATAGCGAAACTGCAGAAAGAGTCGCTTTTAGGGTCAAACGAAAATCTTGTCCGATTAAATATGGTATTTGAAACCGCACAGGCGGACATAAACAGCTTGAAAAGTGCGTTGAAAAAGCTCGAGGGTACGGACGAATACGAAAAACTAAAAACCGTAATCGGCAAAACTTTGGAAAACGCTGTGAAGGAGATATAACGATGCCAAAGACAAAAGAATTATTTGTACCGCAAGCACTGTCAGAAGTAAAATGTCCTGTTTGCGGAAAAGAATTTATCCCGGCGCCTCAGCACGTATACAAATTGATTAAGGGGTCAAAGAAACAATTTGTCTGCACCTACAAATGTATGCAGGCAGGGAGGCGTAGCGGTAAATGGAAATGAAGATGAAAGAATTATTAGCCCATTTGGGCGAGGTGATAACCGTAAAAGGCAATCACTACAACGGTTTAAACGGGCGGTATATCCTAAACGGAATAACGCAGACGGTTGAAAAGACGGACGGCGCAAGAAAGTGGAAAAACGTCCTGCATCTGACCGAGCCGGATAATGGCAAGGTCAGCTATCAGATAGACCCGTATCGGTATGAAATAACCGTCGGGAATGAAACAACCGTAACACCGCCGACAACGGCGGACAGGATAAGAAGCTTACAGGCTGAAATCCGAGAAAAAATTCAAAATTGCAGCGCTGAAAAGCCGCCCCCGTAGCTGCGAGGGCGGCGCAAACATCTGCGAAAATGATTGAATTTCTACTATAAAATATGCGCCCAAAAAGGGGCGCCTTAAACCTTGTTTAGAAGGCTAAAGTTATCGACAGGAAAAAGGGAGGTTAAAAAGATGCCGTACATGATGAAACGTGTAAGAACAAAGCACAGGGATTTTGTTATTCGTACGAAATGTTTTTATTATAATATAAATACATCAAAAAAGAAAAGAAGTGTACGGCTTGCCCCTACGCCGGAAGGAAAGAAGAAAAGAAATGCCCGTCAGCGTTATCAGCGCATGAAGTTTTTAATTTATAATAATTTCGATAAGGGCGATATGTGGGTGACATTAACCTACCGTGAGGCGGCTGTCCCCGAAACGCCGGAGGACGCACACAAGAACGCAATGCAGATTTTAGCCAAAATACAGCGCAAGTTAAAACGACAAGGCGTGGAGTTTGTTTATTTTATAAAAACAGAGGCAGGGGAAAATCAGCGTGTACATCATCATTTGCTGATCCGAAACAATTTCCCGGTAATTGACATGTTATATCAACACTGGAAATCGTTCGGCAACGTGCGGGATTTTCGTGAAATATACGATATGCAAAGTGGCGCACTGGTGACATATATTTTGGACGGCGGAAACCATAAATCTATTGATTTTGAAAAATACAGCCATTCCCGAAATCTTGCCGAGCCGGAAATTGAAACACGTATTTATCCTGCGGCGGCGTTCCGTGAAACGCCGAAACCGCCGAAATCGGACGATGAACGATACATATGGACCATTGAAAATCTGAATAATTACTTCCCGGATCGGGACGGATTTATTTATCAAGAATATGAACTGGTAAGAAAAGAGGTGATGACAGAATGAGGGTAATGACCGAAGGCGAAGAACAGGAAATGCTGATGCAGGTAATTGAAATACATAAGGGACGATGCCCGGAACTGGAAATGCTGTTTCACGTCCCAAACGAGGGCAAGCGCACACGGTATGCCGGCGGAAAACTAAAAAAAGAGGGAATGAAAACAGGTGTACCCGACCTGTTTCTTGACGTGCCGAAAGGACGGTATCACGGTTTGCGGATTGAATTGAAACGTCAAAAAGGCAATAAAGCAACAGAAGATCAGCGGCAATGGATTATTAAATACATTTCGCACGGATATGCGGCGGCAGTCTGCTACGGTTGGGAAGAGGCGTGGCAATTTATTCGTGCGTATGTTGGCGAAAATCAAAAAATGATTAACAACTACATCGACAGAACAATGAAAGAGATAAAGGAGGCGTGGCAAAATGCTGTTAAAAAAAATGATTAATTTATGCAAAAAAGAGTATAGAATTGAATTGGTGACGGTGGGTGATACGGTTTTCCTCGGCAATGGAAGTATATACGGTGCGTTTGAAAACGGCGACACACTGACGGCGGACGAGATAATGTGCTTTATGGAACTGACGGACGATCAGCGTGAAGCAATGCAAAGATACGATAAAACGTCAGACGAACCGATTATCAGCGAAGATTTAGGGCGTGGACGGTATTCACTGAATTGCGACGGATTACCTCTGCAGGTTTTTGCATCGAAACAAGGAGTTGTATTTGCGGACAGCGGATACATTCAAATCTTCAAAGATTGTCCGCAGAAACGGTACGCTCTCGGCACGTTTGAAGGTCGGATAATGATCATAGTGCTGCGTGACTCGGCGGTAATAGGAATGATAGAACCGCAGCGTGTGGATTTAGAAACGATGTGTGCATTTTGCGAAGGACTTGCGGCGCAAGTACGCCTTGCTCGTGATAATGACTTCCTGTGCGGTGGAATGCATCAGTATTCACTGACAGATGAATGACGCATACTATCGGCGGCAGATATGCGATTTTTGCCGTGATTGGAATTTTGCGGAATGTGATATTTGCGAATGGAGGAAATGTATGTCAGCAAAAGAATGGTTAAACAGGGCGTATGGGATTGAACAGGCGATAAATGCGCTACAGCACGAACAGAGCAAGGCTCTTGCACGTGCCGTAAATGCGAACGCATCGGGCGGAGGAGAGCGTACACCAAAGGGCAGCAAAAATGCGGCAGAAGAAAAGTTTATCAGTTATGCTGATTATTCGGCACAAATTGATGAACGTATAGACGCACTTTACGATACAAAACAAGAAATTGAATGTGTCATTGCGGCTATCCCGGACGGGGAATTACAGGCGTTATTGACATTGCGGTACCTGTCGTTTGAAACGTGGGAACAGATAGCCGAACATATGCACTATAGCGATAAATGGGTGCGCACGCATCTGCACAGCAAGGCGCTTGCGGCAGCAGAAAAGATAATATTTTAAAAAACAAAAGGCGAGGTACATTCCTCGCCTTTTAGTATGCCGTATCTTCAATTTCTGTCGTTTAAATGCAATTCGTTTTTTAACGCCGTCTGCAAAACAACCGAAAAATTTATATTTGCCTTTTCAGCCTCATAGTTCAGCCAGCTTGGCAACGTACAATTCTTTCTCACGGTACGAATTTCATCTTTTCGCCTATATTCCGTAAAGTCAACATCAACCAATGATGCAAAGCTTCCGGCGGGGATTTGAGAATGAATTTCCGCAAGCGTTGACGGCGCAGGCAAAGCTTCGTTTTCGTCCTCCATATCAATCCCTGTGATGCCTATGGCATCACGTGCCATTTCGATAGCATCAGCAACCGTTTCACCTTGCGTATTAATATTAAAATCAGGTACAAAGACCACTACGAATTTTTTCCCTTGTGTCATAATAATCGGATATGCACATTTCATTTTAATTACCTCCTGAAAAAATAAATTATATATACACACTAAGCGTGTGGGCTATTTCAGCCCACGCCGCTTAATTATTGCTCTTGCTAAGTCATCATCTATCTCCTTGTGTCTCGGGACGCTTTCTCTCTCGCCTCCTTTGACGTATAAATCGTGCTTCCCGCCGTGTCGCTTAAAGCGCCAACCGTTTCTGACTAACAGTTTGATAAAATCTTTATTTTTCATCTGTTTTCCTCCTTACAATATACATTATACGCATTCAATGCGCATTTGTCAAGCTTTTTTTGAAAAAATTCATATTTTTTAAATTTGTTCCTGTTAATTCCGCTAAGGTCAGTGATATAATATATAATACCAAAATTAAATACAAAAACGCATATCAAACGATGTGCGTTTTTTGTTTGCACGGATAAAAAGCGGATGGACTGCCGATATGAGAGAATGGCAGGGGTGAGTTATCCATATATGCGATGGCGGGACGCAGGATAATGCTCTCGTGCGTGCGTGCGCACGTGCGTGAAGTAGCATAAGAATACTTTTTTTAAAAAATTACCGATTTTTTCCGAACAAGAAAGGGGTTGATAGAATGACGGGGAAAAAGGAAAAGGCTATGGCAATGCTGATTTCGGGTGATTACAAATTATCAGAAATTGCGGCAAAGTTGAAAATCACGGAAAAAACGCTGTATAACTGGCGGCAAGAAGAGGAATTTGAAGCCGAATTAAAACGACGGTTAAACATAAAAGTCGGCACGCTGGCAGCAAAGGCATTGCGGACGCAAAGCGAATTATTGCGTTCGAAAAGCGATATGGTAAAACACCTGGCGGCAAAGGATATATTAGACCGTGCGGGGTACAATGCGGATAATAAAATACAGATAAACGGCGGAAGCCCCGTCCAGATTATAAACGATATTCCACGGGGTGAGGACGATGCCGGCACGGATCAGTGACATCATCGCCCCGGCGTTCTACAGCCTGTATTATGATGTCACAGCACACAAACATACGCACTACTGGCTGAAAGGCGGCAGAGGTTCGACAAAATCATCATTTGTCAGCGTGATGATAATATTAGGTATCATGCAAAACGGCGCCGCAAATGCGGTTGTAATCCGCAAGGTGGGCGTATATTTGAAAGACTCGGTTTTCGCCCAATTGGAATGGGCGATTGAAAAGCTGGGCGTGTCGGAATTGTGGCAATTCAAAACATCACCAATGGAAATGATATATATTCCCACGGGTCAAAAGATACTGTTTAGGGGTGCAGATAAACCCCGAAAGCTGAAATCAACAAAGGTTGCAAAAGGATATATCGCATACATCTGGTATGAGGAATGTGATGAATTTGAGGGAATGGAGGAAATCCGAACAGTTAATCAATCGTTAATGCGTGGCGGTGAAACGTTCACGGTATTTTATTCATACAATCCGCCTAAGTCGCAGCGTAGCTGGGTAAATGCTGAAACGGCAACGAAACGAGATGACAGAATAGTGCATCACAGCACATATCTGACAGTGCCGAAAGAATGGTTAGGCGAGCAATTCAGTGTTGAAGCGGAGCATTTGAAGAAAACGAAACCCGAAAGCTACGCACACGAATACCTCGGCGAGGTTACGGGCACAGGCGGCGAAGTATTTAGAAATATCACCCTGCGGCGCATAGATGCAGATGAAATAACGGCGTTTGACAAGATAAAACGTGGTATAGATTTCGGTTATGCTGCCGATCCGTTCGTATACATCGTATGCCATTATGACGGCACACGCAAACGTTTGTTTATATTTGATGAAATATATCGGGTGGGACTATCGAACGCCCGAGCAGCGGAAATGATTAACAGCCGCACGGCATACACGCAGCCGATTATATGTGACAGCGCCGAGCCTAAGAGTATAGCCGAACTTAGAATGCTGGGACTTGCGGTGCGTGGTGCAAAGAAAGGTCCCGACAGTGTAGAATACGGAATAAAATTCTTGCAAAGTTTGGAAGAAATCGTAATTGATTTTGAGCGATGCCCGAAAACAGCGGAGGAATTTTACAAATACGAACTGACGCCCGACGGAAACGACGGCTTCAAGGACGGTTATCCCGACAAAGACAACCACACTATAGACGCCGTGCGGTATGCACTGGAAGACGAAATGTCAAGCAGAAAAGCAAGAATATTGTCACGAAAGGAATTTGGAATATAATTAAAAAAACATCTAAAAAGTATGAAAAAAAGCATTGACAATACGTATGATACGTGTTATAATATATTCAAGAGGTGAGGGTATGAGAGATAAAGACTTGCTCAAAAAGCTATTAAAGAACGGTTGGAAGCTTGACCGAATACACGGGAGTCATCACGTGGTTAAAAAAGGAAACCAAACGGAAACAATTCCTGTGCACGGAAAAGATGTTCCGCCGGGACTACTAAATGCAATACTTAAACGAACGGGGCTTAAATAAAAGCCTCGCTCATAAAAAAATAAATTGGAGGTTGAATATTTATGATGTTAATTTATCCTGCTGTTTTTCACGAAGAAGATGATGCAGTGTGGGCGGAGTTCCCGGACTTAGAGGGGTGTCAGACTTTTGCCGATACGCTTGAAGAATGCATCAAGTACGCTCAAGAAGCATTGGAAGGATACGTAGAGTCTGTTATCGAACGAGACATTAAATTACCGTGCGCATCTGACGTAAGAAGCGTAAAAACAAGCAATCCTAACGAGCTTGTCATCCCTATTTACTGCAATTTTAAAAATTATGAAAACAACGCAAAGGCGGTGAAGAAAACATTAACCATTCCACAGTGGCTAAATGAAAGAGCAATCAAAAACAACATAAACTTTTCTGAAACTCTGCAAAATGCACTGATAGAAAGATTATACAGATAACCCTCAACTTAATACTTGAAAGCACGTTCAAAGAGAGCGTGCTTTTTTAATGCCATAACAGACAAGAAAGGAAGTTTGAATATGAACGGGTGGTTAAAGATGTTAAAAATAAAGGTATTTGTCCTGCAATGGCGGATAAAAAATCGCAAGTGGAAGTATTGCAGACATAAACAAAAGATGTTTGAAAGAGAACTAAGGAGGCACGGATATGATTATTAACGAAACCATTACTGAAAGTGAAGGCATCAGCATTAGGCTGATTGCAAAGCTGATTGAAAAACATCAGCGTGAATATCCACGCTACAGAAAACTGCACGATTACTATATAGGCAAACACGCCATAAATGACCGTGAGCGTGAAAGTAAGTCAGTAGCGAACAACAAAATAATGTGCAACCACGCAAAATATATTACAGATATGATACAGGCATACCTTGCGGGGAATGAAATAACATATTCCGTTTCTGAAGGATATGATATTGAGGCGGTTAAAAATGCGTATTATGAGCAGTCTATTTCTACTATAGACAGCGAAATAGTGCGGAATATGAGCATATACGGCAGGGCGTATGAAATAGTATATACAGACGAAAAGTCGCATGCGAAAAGTGCAGTAATTGACCCGGAAAATGCGTTTGTTGTATACGACAGCACGTGCATACACAAACCAATGTTTGGCGTGTATTATTACAAACTGTACGACACGGACGATAATGTCACAGGTATACGATGCAGTATATACACGGACAGAGATGTAACACACTATGCGGCAGATGCGGATAACTGGCTCGCCTTAAGAGAAACAGGCAAAGAGGCACATTTTTTTGACGATGTTCCGTTAATCGAATATATCAACAATATAGACGCACAAGGGGATTATGAACAGGTAATACCGCTGATTGATGCGTATAACGTTCTGCAGTCTGACCGTGTAAATGACAAAGAACAGTTTGTTGACGCTTTTCTGTTCTTGACGGGAATAGATATAGACGGAGAGCAAGCAAAAAAACTCAAAGAAGAGAAAATCCTTATGGGTTACGAGGGCGCAAAGGCGGAATATCTGTCGAAAGTGATGTCGGAAAGCGATGTCAAAGTTTTACGAGATGATCTGAAAGAAGATATACACCGCTTTTCAATGGTACCGGCACTGACAGATGAAAGCTTCGGAAACAATCTTTCGGGCGTGGCAATCAAATACAAGCTGTTGGGATTTGAACAGGCGGTAAAGAATAAAGAGCGATACATCAGTCAAACTCTGCGCAAACGTTTTGAGTTGTACAACAATTTCCTCGCCTTGCGTGGTGAAATGGCGCACGTGCCGTCACACAGGGTTGATATTATATACAATCATAATCTGCCGGCGAATAATTTGGAAACAGCGCAGATGATTTCATATCTTGAAACAATCGTCCCGCACGAAACATTGTTAGGTCAGCTGTCATTTATCGCAGACCCGGCGGAGGAAACAGAGCTGAAACAAAAGGAAGATGCGGAAAAGTATTCACGTGAACTGCAAAAGACGGACAGGCTGGCGGCAGGGGGCGGATATAATGCAGATATTTATTGACGGTATCGGCGCTGTACAGGATATGATAAATGAACGTGCGGACGGTCTTGCGGGAAAAATCGCCCGAGGGGTAGCGCTTGCGGGGAAAATTGTTGAGGGCGAAGCTCGTGCGCTCGCACCTGTCAGCACCGAAAAAACACGTCCGGGCGGTCCGCACGGCGAATTGAGAGACTCAATAACGTCAGTCGCAGAAGGAAATACTGCTATTGTCGGCACGAATGTTGAACACGGGATATACCAGGAATTAGGCACGTACAAAATGAAGGCACAGCCGTATCTTGTCCCGGCGTTGAAAAACAAAGCAAATGAGGTGGCGGAAACTATAAAGGCGGAAATTATAAGATGAAAACTGCAAGATACTGGGAACGGGCGGCGTTATTACGTGAAATAGTCATACAGGACGGTGCAACATACACAGCTGAGGAGATAATACGGCTATACAGTGAGGCACTGGACGACATCGAGGTCGAAATTAAGAAAATAGTGGCTAATTTTCAGAAACGTTTCGGAATTGATAATGAAACTGCGGAATATTTTTTGACTCAGGCGCAAGAGGACGCAAATACAGCCCGACTATTGAAAGCACTGGAACAGGCACCTACGCAAAAGGCACGTGATGACATTTTAGAATACATACGCCGTGACGGACTTTCGGCACGTGCGTATACTGCACGCCGTGAGCGATACAGGGCGGTGGAAAAGGAAATATACGCCCGAATAAAGGCAGTGGCGGCGGACGCTATTCCGATGATAGAGGGCAGTTTGAAAAAAGCATATATGGAAAGCTACTACGGAATGATTGACGATATTGCGGAGGGGCTGAATGCAGGAATAAATTTTTCGATTTTAAACGATAGGGCGATAAATGCGGCAGTTTCAGCAAAATGGCACGGCGAGAGGTTTTCCGAAAGAATTTGGAAGCATACCGACAAGCTCGCCAAGGAGGCGCAGGCGCTTGTTGTAAAAGCGCTGATGTCGGGCGAGGCGGGAAATAAGACGGCAGCAAAGCTGGCGGAGCGGTTTGAAGTGAATAAGTTTCGGGCGGTAACGCTGGTACGGACGGAAACGGCACACATACACCAAGAGGCTGATTTTAAAGCGTATGAGGATTTAGAAATAAAGAAATACAAATACCTTGCTACGTTAGATTATGCGACGTGTGAACTATGCCAGCCGTTGGACGGGCGAACGTTTAATGTGTCGGACAGAGCAGAGGGAGTAAACGCCCCTGTAATGCATCCACGCTGCCGATGCACCACAACATTTGATATGAACTATGTGCAACGCAGGGCGAGAGACCCGCTAACAGGACGAAACAGCATAATTGACGGAAATATTACATATTCGCAATGGAAAGAAAGCTTGACCGCAGAGCAGAAAGCGGCGCTTGAACTTGCACGAAAAAAGGATAGCCGAAAGGCGGCAGATAAGCTACAGCATGCACAGTATCAAAAAGTCCTCGGGCGGAAAGTTGTGCCGCAATCGTTTGACAAATTTCAGGATTTGAAGTATAATGATATTGAACGGTGGAAATTTATTAAACTTGATTACAGCCGACAAAATGAATTAATACAAAATCCAAATATGGCTTTACCAAATGCGAAAGACGCTACAATAGCCGATGAAAAGTTTACCCAATATTTGTTTGACGGAAACCATCCAGAGGGATTGGCAAAAGGCAAAATTTTTACTGAACGACTTGGATATGATATAAATAATTATCAAGATTTAAAAGCAGCGATATTAGGCAAGGCTGAAAAGTACCCTGTAAAATACAAGGGAAATAATGGTTGCGGTGACAGATATGAACAGAAAATAATATTATATGGCTCAAAAGATACCCCTGCAAACGTGATTGTTGCGTGGTTTGTTGAGGATGAAAATAAAACAAGAATGGCAAGCACATACATCAAGGAGGTAAATAGATAATGAAAATAAATTTATTTGACACGGTATTGCTTAAAGACGGACGAACGGCGGCGATTGTTGAGGTGTTTGAAAACGGCGTTTTTATGGCTGATATAGGTTCATCGCCAAAAGACTGGGAAACTATAGACGTGACTATTGATGAAATTGAAAAAGTCATAGAGCAATAAAATTATTCCTGTTAATTCCGCACAGGTCAGTGATATAATGTATAATGTCAAAAATGAATACAGAAAACGCATATCAAACGATGTGCGTTTTTTGTTTGCCGAGGAGGAAATACAATGAAATTAGACGCAAAACAGCAGGTACTGCTTGCGCTATATACCGAATATCAAAAGGATTTGCCTAAAATGAAAAACATTACGTGCACAGCGTTAAATATGGACATAGATGTATTTAATACGGCGCTCAAAAAGTTATCAACGGAGAAATATATAGAGGGGTTATTCATATATGCGGCAGATAATGACGAGTTTTACGCAGTCAGCACAGACAATATTTATCTGACGAGAGAGGGCATTGAATATGTTGAGCACACGTTCGGAATACAAAAAGAACTGAACAATGCGGATAAGATAAAATACATAATCAAGAAATGCGGAGTTTTGGGTTTACAAGCACTGAAAATATTCGGTGCGGCGGCGCTGGAGCACATAAACGATATAATTTAATAAATCAAGAACAGTTCAATCGGCTGTTCTTTTTTATAAACAAACTGTCCCGGGCAAGACATTAAAAGGCTCAAAATTTATGCCATAAAGGAGGAAATAAGAATGGCAGAATTAAACAAAGGACTTAACGGGGCAGAACCGGGGGCAGAGGGAGCAGGCGGCAATCCGCCGACAGACCCGAAAGCAACCGATGCAGGCAACGGAAAGGACGAAGCAAAAACATATTCACAAGAGGATTTCGAGAAAGCTTTGCAGTCCGAAACCGACAAGCGTGTGGCGGAGGCGTTAAAGACCGCCCAGGGCAAATGGGAGGAAGGATTAACAAAGCGTATCGAAGATGAACGCAAGGATGCGGCAGAACGTGCTAAGATGTCAGCCGAACAGATTGCGGCGGCAGATGCCGAAAAGGCGCAAAAGGAGTTTGAGGCAGAACGTGAAAAATATCAGCGTGAAAAGCTGGAATTTGACGTTACCCGTCAACTGGCGGAAAAGAAACTTCCGCTGAAATTTTCCAAATTCATCAGCGCAATGGGTGAGGAAAATGTGGACGCAAACATCAAAGAACTTGAAACAATGCTCGGCGACACGCGTCAGTCAATCGTCGAAGAACTGACAAAGGGAACACCCCCGAAAGGCGGCGGAAAACCCGGCGAAACAGACCCGTTCCTTAGCGGTTTCGGAAAGTAAAAAAGGAGGAAAAATAAGAAATGGCAATTAATTATGCAAGCAAATATTCAACACAGATTGATGAAAGATTTGCAAAAGAGGCAATGTCCGGTCCTGCGGTAAACCAGGATTACGATTTTGTCGGGGTTAAAACGGTAAACGTGTACAGCGTACCGACAGCACAGATGAACGATTATACCCGTTCGGGTTCAAACAGATACGGTACACCGTCGGAACTCGAAAACACGGTACAGGAGTTGACAATGCGCCGTGACAGAAGCTTTACATTTACAATCGACAGGGGTAATTTTGACGATACCCAAATGGTAAACAGTGCAGGTGCTGCTCTGCAGCGTCAGCTCCGTGAGGTATTAATCCCCGAAGTGGATATATATCGTTTTTCACGCATTTGCGACAGTGCCGGCACTGTAAAAAACGGAACAATTACAAAATCAAACGCATATGATGCGTTTCTCGACGGTACAACAACGCTGATTGACAAAAAAGCACAGACAGCCGGAGCAATAGCGTATGTATCCAGTGCATTTTATAAATTAATCAAACAGGACGATACATTTATCAAACGCGGCGATTTGTCGCAGGAAATGTTAATAAAGGGTCAGATTGGCGCAATTGACGGTATTCCGATTGTTGTATTACCGGCATCGTATATGCCCGACGGTGTGAATTTCTTCATCACAAACAGAATGGCGACAACAGCACCGACAAAACTCTCGGAATACAAAATCCACGACAATCCGCCCGGTATAAACGGCTGGCTTGTCGAAGGCAGAGTATATTACGACGCTTTTGTTTTGGACAATAAAAAGGACGCCATATACGTACACAGAGTAGAACCTACACTCGGCACATTGACCGTAACATCAGAGGCAGGCGGCAGCGGAAAGTCAAAGATTACCGTTTCACCGGCACCGACAAACGGTAACAGCCTGGTGTATAAGACTGCGGCAAGCACTGCACCGTCAGTGACATATGACGCTGATTTATCATCATGGACGGCAGTGTCGAACGGTGCGGAAATCACAGCAACAAACGGACATAAGATTACCGTTGCCGAAATTACACCCGACGGCAAGGCACGCAAGTCGGGCACTGCAACAGTTGTAAGCGGTACGTGATGAAAGGCGGCGCCGCATATGAATGATTTAAAAATGCTGTTAGGCATAACGGACGACACACAGGACGATTTATTAACATTTCTGATGAACGAGGTCCGTGATATGATATGCGGCTATTGCCGCATCGAAACCGTACCCACAAAGCTGGAAAGCCTTGTCCCCGTTATAGCGGCGGATTTGTACCGCCGCAAGGGCTACGGAAGTGCAGAAGCACCCCAAGAGGTAAGCACGATAACAGAGGACAAGCGATCCGTTTCATTTCACAAAGGCGAAAAAGAGTCAGATATTCTGATGAATTATTATAAACGTTTAAAACCGTTTATAAACGTGAGAGGACGTGTGCCGAGTGAGGTTATTTGAAAAGTACGCAGATAAATTCGATTTATTTCACACCGCAACAGCGCAGATTGTCGCTAAGACGGACTACGACGATTACGAAGGTACATTTACGGAAAACGTAAAAGGAAGCGTTACAGGTGATTTACAGCCGTATTCCGCAGAACAGGCGGAAAAGGACTACGGATTAAAAATAAATTGTCAGTATGCATTTTATTACCGCAGTAATGCAGATGTTGTTCCGAATATGATACTGCGCATTAACGGAACCGATTACAACGTGAAATATGTGACCGTGTGGGATATGGGGGCTATGGCGATGTTGGAGGTGGCAGAATGATTGATGTCAATAAAGTTATTAGGAGCATACTGAAAGGGCTTGCGGGAGTGACTATAACATACTACCACCCCGACAGTTTTAATAAAATGCCGGTGGTGAGCTACTACGAATTAACCACAAAAACCGGAATGTGCTACGACAACGCCGAACAGGCACAGAAATCATTTGTTGTTGTAGACATCTGGGGAAAAAGCGGTGCGGAATGCGCACGAATAGCGATAGAAACGGATAGGCAGATGCAGAAAAACGGGTGGTATCGTGAATTTTCGACGGATTTACCGCCTGAAGATAATATATATCACAAAAATATGAGATTTTACAAAGAAATTTTTTTTGAGGAGGAATAACAAATGGCAGGAAGTACAACATTTAAAAGACCGTTGCCGACAGTAGGTGTAGATAAGTATACATTTTTCCCACTAACAGAGGACACGGCAGAGACATTGACATACGGCAATGCAGTATCGCTACCCGGTACGGTGGAAATCGCCCCGACAGACGCCGGCGGCAGTGATGTTTTCGATGCGGATAACGGCGCATATGTCGTTGAAACGTATTTGGAAAAAATAGGTCACGAAATTACAAATGCGGACATACCCCCCGAGGTAGACGCAATGTGGCGCGGATTAACCAAGGATGAGAGCGGCGTTATATCAGTCAAAAGCGGCATAACGACAAAATATTTCGGTGTGGCGTGGAGAGTACAGAAATCTGACGGAACATACCGTTACATCAGATATTTTAAGGGTTCATACAGCTTCGCATCGAATGTCGGCGGAAAGACCAGACCGTCAACAGGCGCAAGCGAAAAACAGACCGCAAAGGCTACATATACGGCAGTTCAGACAGAACACGATGACAGATATTATGAGTACATCGACGAGGCGAATTTCCCGGCAGGGCTTACCCGTGCGGAGTTTGAAACGGAATGGTTCAAATCCCCGACATGGACTGTCGCAAAAACAACAGGCTGATTTTAAGTGGACAGGCGTAACAAAATACGCCTGTCCGTAATAAAAGAACGAAAATCGTAATTAATTGGAGGAATGATTTATGCAGACGACATTAACGTTTACACATGACAAGAAAAAATATGTATCAAAACAGTTTGATTTTGAAACGGCGTGCCTGATTAACGACAGACACGCACAAAATATGAGTGCAGAAATTCCCGACAAGGTGGGAATTTTAAGAATGTGTATGGACGGTGTAGTACATATGTTTGACGGCACGGAAGCAACACAGGACGTGATCGACAGCCTGCCAGTAAAAACAAAGGCGGCGCTGTGCGGTACACTGTTTAATATATACATGGAGGAATGTTTTTCAAAAAACGAGTAACATCCGACGGCAGTGAGGGTGAAGGAACATTTAGGGATATGTACAAGGTGTTTTTTCAATCGTTCAGACTGCTGCCGGATGCAGTAGCACGGCAATCACCACGATTGCTGTTCGATTTATTTTGCGAAAAAGAAGAAAAACAAGGTACTGCGGATGTCCCCGCAGAATTAAAATTCTTCTATGGATTGTAAAGGCAGGTGAATTTTTTGGAAGCAGACAGCATTAATATTAAAATAACGGTTGACGACGAAGCAAGCGGCAAACTGAGAAAAATCAACAAGGAATTAGACAACCTCAGCGGCACGGGCGGCAAAGTCGGAAAATCAACGAAAAAGACAAAAGATGCATTGAAAACTGTTGCAGACAGCGCTGAAAAGTCAAGCAAAAAGACAAAAAACGCAATGGATAACGTTGCGGACAGCGCCGAAAAGTCAAGCAAAAAGACACAAAAGGCATTGAATACTGTTGCAGACAATGCAGAAAAAGCAAACAAAAAGACCGAAACCACATTAAAAACTGTTGCAGACAGCGCCGAGGAAACGGGTAAAAAAGCCCAAAACGGATTGAATGCTGTTGCCGCCGGCGCTGACAAGGCAGGCAAAAAAGTAAAAGAAATAACCGACGGACAAAAGTGGGAAACTGCCGGCAAAAGTATAAAAGATTACGGAAACAGTTTAGACAGCGCAACAAAACCGTTGCAGTATGCGGCGGTCGGCACATTGGCTCTCGGCGTTGCGGTCGGCAAGGCGGCAATGGACTACGAAACGGCATTTACGGGCGTGCGAAAGACAGTTGACGGCACTGCGGAACAGCTTGCGGCGGTTGATAAAGGCATAAAAGAAATGTCACGTACAACGCCTGTTGCGGCAAAAGATTTAGCGGCGCTTGCGGCTGTCGGCGGTCAGTTGGGTATTGAAACAGACAATATCGTTAAATACACAAAAACAATGGCGGATTTAGGTGTTGCAACAAATCTTGTCGGCGAAGAGGGCGCCGCCGCTATGGCACGTTTTATGAACGTAATGGGCGAAAACACCGATAACGTTGACCGTGTAGGTTCGGCGGTGGTCGACTTGGGAAACCACAGCGCAACCACCGAGGCGGAAATAATGTATATGGCGCAGCGTATGGGCGGCTTCGCACGAACAGCAAACATCAGTACGCAGGACGTGTTGGGTTACAGTGCGGCGCTATCATCATTGGGCGTTGAGGCACAGGCAGGCGGCAGCTCGCTCGGTCGTGTATGGATGGGTATTCAAACGGCTGTTTCAAGCGGCGGCGAAACATTGCAGAAATTCGCCGAATATTCCGGCAAAACTGCCGAAGAGTTCAAAAAACAGTGGAATACCGATGCATCGGGTGCGTTTAACGGGTTGATAAAAGGTTTAAGTGCAACTACCGACATCACAAAGGCACTGGACGAATTAGGTATTAACAACACATATGACATACAGTCAATTCAGAAACTGGCAAAAAACTATGATTTAATGAATGACTGTTTAACACGTTCAAATGCGGCGTATGCGGAAAATACGGCGCTGACAAAGGAAGCCAATGCGGCATATGACACGGCGGCGAATAAATTGAAAATGGCTATGAATGCCATTACAAACGCCGGAATATCGTGGGGCAATGTGTTATTACCCGAAATCCAAAAGGGCGCTGAAATCGTCGGTAATTTGGGCGATAAGCTGAATAATATGAGCGACGGGCAAAAGCAGATGTGGCTGAATATCGGGAAAACCGTTATTGCTACAGGCGCTATAACGAAAGCAAGCGTTACCGGCATTAAAACCGTCGGCGAAGTCGCTGAAGGCATCGGCAAATTGAAAAACCTTGCGGCGGCAGGCGGAATTGTTTCAAAAATTGCGCCTATTGCGCCGATGCTGTTAAAAATGGGAACTGCTGTCGGGGCGGTAAGCGTTGCGGTGTTTGCCGCAAAGAAAGGATATGACGCATGGTATAACAGCCAGTACAGATGGTCTCGAGGTTTGTCCGAAGGAAACGAGAAGATTTCCGAAAGTATGGAAAAATTCAGGTCGTTAAGTGAAATACAAGGCAAGATAAAATCATTAAAACTGATTATTGAAAATCCCCAATCCAGCAAAGAACAAGTTGACGATGCACAGGCGAAGTTAAATGAAATCCGAGAGATGTTATCCAAAGAATACGATTTGGTTATCGATTCGGATAATTCGGGGCTAGAGGAAACTGTTGAAAATTTGAAACAGCGTTCAGCAAACGAGTTAGAACGTGATATAAACGCACAGCAGCGAAAGCTAAATTCGCTAAAGGGAAAATTTGATAGCAGTACAGCGGACATTTCTAAACAGCGAGTAATTAAAATTGAGGCAGACAGCGATTTCCAATTATATGACGGGCTGATAACGAGAGTCGATACGCTGCGGACGAACTTTGACGGTGCAAGTTCAAGCGCTGATGAATTTATGCGCGAACTGAAAGAAATCGGAAAAGAAGCAGGATACAGCGATGAACAGTTAGCGAATAAATTCGGTTTCCGAGACGGCGTGAGTATTGATGACGCTGTTTTTACAGAGGGATACGGACGTTTCCTGAATGAACTACAGACAAGCGCAGACGGTGCGGCGGCTGCTGCCGAAAAGGCGCAAAAGAAAATAGACGAATTGACCGCCTCGAGAAAAGAATACATTGCGATTTCGGAAGAAATGGCGAACTGGAGCAATGAATTGATTGGCATTGGTGCGCAACAGGGAAATTCCAAAATGGTCGAGGAAAACCTTGAACGCATGGGTGAATTAATCCGCAATGCAGGATTGGATATGGAAGGTTATGCACAGGCGGCGGCACTTGCAATGAATGGCGTGGACAGTCTTGACACTGCGTGGAAACAGGCGGCAGAGGGTAATGGCACAGCGTTGGACGGCATTGTGAAAGGCTACATACAGGCTATGAAGGAATTCGGCGCTTCAACGCAAACGACGGTAGTCGGGGCGGCGTTAATTCAAAACGGCTTTAAAGACGTTGCGTCGGCAGCGGCTGCCGGCGGCGATGCAATCAACAAAGTCAAAGAAACCATTCGTAACATCGGAATGGCACAAGGGTTATTTGAAGGTCTGAACGCCGATGAAATTACGGCAAAAATTGACGCAATCGTACAGGCGATCGGATTGGTGCCAAGCGAGAAAAAAGTCACCATAACCGCTGAGAACAACACGGCGGACGGGGTAAGTAAAGCACGGGCAACGTTGGATAGTCTTAAGGACAAAACCGTTAATGTGACTGCGGCATTTAAAACAACAGGCGCATCAAATTTCAATAAATTCTATACGGGCGGTCAATTTGCGGCTATTCCGCAAGCAAAAGGCACACAGAACTTCCTGGGCGGTTTGGCAATGGTAAACGATGAACGAGGTGTGTCTGATAATCGGGAATTAATCGTTGATAACGGACATGCGTTTATTCCACAGGGGCGGGACGTCATATTACCGCTGTCACGGGGCGCAAAGGTATACACGGCACGGCAGACGAAACAGATGATGCAGGCGCTGGGTATTCCACGGTATGCGGACGGTAAAAACAACAGCGACGCATTTACGGCGGCACAGGATAACTGGTCGCACTATACACGCACACACGCCGTTACCACGTCGGAAGAATTGGCGAAGTGGGTTGAGTTTTCAAAGCAGTTTAAGGATAATCTGAAAGACGTTGAGGACATCGAAGAACAGATTTTTTCATTGACCGTAAAGCAGAATGAAGAGCTGAACACTGCATCCGAAAAGTGGATGGGTAAGCGTATTGCAAACAATGATTGGGATACAGTCGGCGATACGTTTGAGGTGGCATTCGGGCGTATTCGTGACCGTAATTTGCAATTGGTCAACGAAGGCAAAACTACGTGGGACGATTACGTCGAATATATCAGCCAAAAAGGCGAAGATATGTACGACGACCGTTCGGATATGTCGCTGAACTGGTTAAACCACGAAAAAAAATATAATAATATGTCCTCGGCAGACTATATCGCAGGACTGGACCGAATGACGGCGTATACCAAGCAGGCATATGCGGCGGGTATTATCGACTATGAAAAATATGCGTCGGCATTGCAGGACATCAATGACAGGCGCATTGACGAAACCAAGGAAGCAAATGCGGCGGAGTTTTCAAACTGGAAAAATGACGCTGACACGTGGTATAAAATGCGGTCAACGTTCGGCGATTGGGAGGATTTCGGCGACAGTCCCGTTGAG